CGAGGCGCTGCGAACCCTCCCCCAGTCCCAGAAGCCTGAGATTGATCTCCCTACGGGGCGGAGACTACCCCCTGTTGAGAACATACCGCAGAGGGAAGATGCGGCGGGAGCACCGCCTCAGGGCTTCACGGTAGATCCGCAAGACCCAACCATCTTCGTCGCACCGGATGGGCGACGGTTCAGAGCATTGGAGTAGAGCGTGGCAGAGACACCCGATGAGATTCGAGACAGAGCTGTGAAGAAGGCGATGGGCCAGGAAGACACAGAGCCTGCTGACGACGCGCTCTCTCGGGCTCGGGCTCTCCCAGGGCAGGTGCGAGAGAAGTTGGGAGAAGTTCTGAACCAGTCGGAAGCCTCCAAGATTCCAGGGGAGGTTGTAGAGAAGCTTCGAGGCATTATCCGAGGTCCGAAGGTGGCTCCAGTGGAGGATGGCCCCCCGCCGGGTTGGGAGGAGACTCCTGACGATTCAAGCCAGCGGGAAATTCCCAGTAACTGGGCAGTATCCCCTGACGATCCAAATGTGTTGGTCGACGGTCAAGGCAGGAGGTGGAAGGAGCTCGGGGCGGCCCGTATTATTGAAATTGATGGTCGAACCTTTCAGGCATTGGAGTAGAGCGTGGGAACGAAACGAGCAGGGAAACAAATCATTGATATCATCCGGACGCACCGGGAAAAGGGGCGCGGCGAACGCCGTGATTGGGACAAGTACCGGAGCTGGTATTTGTCGGAGAGCTGGCGAGCCCATGAGGACCTTCCCACCGGGGCTGGCGATCAGACCGACGAGGACGAGCTCAACCTCGAAGCCAACTACCCCTACGCTTACATCGACACGATGATCGCGAACGTCTGCCCGACAAACCCGCAGGTCACAGTCACAGCCCGGCGAGAAGAGAAGCGGGAGATTGCCCGGTTCCGAGAGGCTTTGATCAACGAGACTTATCGTCTGAACCAGACTCACAAGAAGTTGTGGAAGCTCGCCACCAACACTGCACTGTGCGGGCGGGGCATTCTCAAGACGGTCTGGGACTTCAAGAAGCAGCGCCCCGAGTTTCGTATCATCGACCCACGCCACTTCATGTTCGACATGTCAGTGGATTGGGAGGACATGCGCTATTGCATTGAGGTCACCGTGTTGACCAAGGGTCAGTTCCACAAGCGCATCAAGAAGCAGAAGCGGAAAGGTGGCACCTACAACAAGAAGGTTGCCGAGAAGGCCAAGTTCGCTTCCTACCCAGGGTGGTTGCAGGACCAGCGTCGGGATCGCAGCATGATTCATGGGGCCTCCAAGGAGGTCTTTGACTGGGTTGTGGTGTACGAGTTCTACGACTTCGAGCACAGTGAGTACAGTCACTGGATTGACGACATGGAAACCCCGTTGTTCACAGGCAAGCTGCCGTATAGGTTCCTGAAGAACCCCTTCCGGATGCTTACCTTCAACGACAACATGACGGACACGGGTGGGGTGAGCGACATCAAGCTCATCGCCAATGCCTACGAGCGGCTCAATGAGATCGACACGCTCGAGCTCTGGCACGCTCACGCGTCCAACCCAGTGACCTTGATCAATGAGTCGATGGTAGACAACACCGAGGATCTCAAGTCCGCTCTAATCCAGGCCAATCTCCCTGGGGCCATGGTGGGCATCCAGGGGAAGCATAAGGCTCCGCTGCGTGACCTCATTGGTCAAACTCCAACTCCGCAAATCTCCCCCTCCTTCGCTAAAATGAGGGAGCGGTGCATCCACATCATTGAGTTTACTCTGGGCATCCCAGCGTACAGCCGTGGTGTAGTGGGTGTTGCCGATGTCGCTACCGAGGTAGCCCTTGCCGATACAGCTACTCGAACTCGAAATGGCCGCCGTATCAAGGCGGTTCAGGACATCGTGTCCTGGCTGGCGACATCCGCCATGTCACTCTATGAGGAGTACCTTCCTGCGGATACTGAGCTTCCTCTTCGGCTGACCGATAGTCAATCGGTTCTGTTGATTACCCGAGAGGCCTTGAAGACCCGGGACCCGAATAAGGAGTCCGTGGAGTCCATTTTCGACTATGACTATGATGCGGTTGCCTACAGCCCCACCGAGAACCACCGGTTGCTCCAGCTCCAGAAGATTCAGCAGTACATGGACCTTTTGCTGCAGTCCCCTGCTGTGGACCAGGAGAAGTTGATGACCAAGCTTCTCGATCTCCTGGGCCTCTCCGAGATTCAACAGCGGGGTGGACCGCAACCCGCTGCCGCGCCTGGGATGCCGCCTGGGATGCCGGCACCTCCTCCGGGCCAGGACACCCTCGCGACCGGAGCGCTCCCTCCGGGCCTTGAAGTTCCGCTTCCACCCTCACCAGGTGGTGGTGCAGGCGCAGGGTTCGCTGGGGCGGCCCAAGGGCTTCAAGCTGGAATGAAGGGGTTAGGCTGATGCCCATCTATGACATGCAGTGCCCCGAGGGGGATGGTTACTACAGCGACATCATCTGTAGAATTGATGATCGGCACCAGCAAAAGTGCCCCGAGTGTGGGGTGTTCTTGTCGATTGTGCCAGCGCCAGTCATGACGGTCGGACCCCTGCCGTCGAAATCCGCGTACACATTCAGTCAAATTGGCCGGAAGTTCGAGACCAACGCGGAGTTGAGGCAGTATCGCCGTGAGAATCCCGAGGTACGGTTTCAAGGGAAACAGGAGTTCCAACGCCACAAAGATGTGGTGCGGGAAAAATGCGAAACAACTGCACGCCGCCAGGGTTTCAGGGACCTTGAGGCCAAGCAAACTGCGTTGAAAAAGGGCGCTACCAGCCTTAGATGATTGACAACTGGGCTGCTATTTAGTACACAGAGCAGAGGAGTTCTTATGCCCGAAGGTGTTGGTTACAGCGATGAAGAGCTGAAAGCGGCTGAAACTCTTCTTGGAGCCAGTTCCGCTGAAGAGCTGCTTCAGAAGGCTTCGGAGCTTGGGATTTCTCTGATGGGTGATGGCATGATGGGTGGGCCTCCTATGGAAGATCCGCCCATGGACGGGCCGCCCATGGAGGAGGAAGTTGAGGAAGTTGAAGAATCCGAAGAAGGCCCCCCGGATGAGGGTCCGCCAGAAGGCCCAGCTGGCCTGCTCATCGGGCTGACAGCCAAGCGGAACAACGCCGCCGGCAAAGCGATGAAGAAACATGGCTACAAGTGAAACCACCGAAGTGCCTGCGGTTACAGAGACCGTAGGAGAGGCTCCGGTCACAGAATCCTCTGAATCAGTCGCCTCTCCCCCTGCGGCGGCAGCTGATACCGGGGCCTCTTCTTCGGAGGCTTCGGTAGCCTCCGTGGAATCGAGTCAGGAGTCGAGCCAGGAATCGTCTCCGTTCCCTACTGCTGACAGTTTCGGCTGGGATGCATGGGATGGAACGACGGACGCTCTCCCCGAGCCTGTGCGCAATTGGGGGCAGAAGATTTACGCCCATCGCCAAGGTTGGGTTGACAGTGAGATGAAGACTCGGGAGGCCGAGAATCAGCGCCTCCAGGAGATTTACTCTGGATTGCTTGACGGTGTTGAGGACCCGCGTGTTGCGGAGACATCCTCGGCTCTTGAGAAGCTCCAAGGCAAGTTTGATGATCTGGAGAAATCCTCCGGTGTCACAGCAAGTGAGTACGAAGAGTACAAGGCGGCAATGCAGAAGGCGGTTGACGAAGAGGCGGAAGCCATCGCAACCGGTTTCAGGGCAGCGCACCCGGAGATCTTCAAGGATAAAGCGAAGCTGACATTGTTTGGCGAGCTCCTTGAGGAAGACTGGGATCTCGAAGCAATCCCGAAGGTTATGTCCTTGAGTGAGGCGGCGAGAGCTGTTGCACGACAGGCACGGGTAGCTGGGACTCCAGATAAATTCGCGTTGCAGCTGGCTGGGAACATTGTTTCCAAGCCTGCGGCTCCTCGACCTGGAGCTCGGATTACCTCGGGTGCCACCGGTTCCGCTCCGTCACCGCATCGTGCAGTGGCCGGGACTGGTGATGCCAAGACCTTCGACGACGTCAGAAACAATGCCGTCACCAGGGCTCTCCGGTCCGTGCGCGGTGGAAAGAGGTAATACATGGCAATCAGTGCTGATGTCCTCGCGACGGCGCTCCAGGAGCTGATGCCTGCGTACAGTGAGCTTTTCACTACGTGGCACCCGCTCCTCGAGAAGATCGTCCAGAAGGGCAATTTTTCACGAGACACTCTTCAAGGTCCCTTCCGCGAGTTCGTCGTTCAGACGGCAGGTCCGGGTGGTGTGACGACGATCCTCACAGGGTCCGAAGTCATCACCGGTGGGCGGAACCAGGCGGCTCTGCGAGGGAATACCTTCGCACCGCGTCTCATCTACGCGTTTGACGTGCCTGGCAAGGACCTGGCCGAGGCTAATGGTGAGCAGGACCTTGCTCGCATCCTCAAGAACTACCCAGAAAGCGCCATCAGCGACTTTCATGAGCGGATTTCTGACCAGCTCGGCACCGGCAACGGGGCACAGGTTGGCAGTTTTGCAACTCTGAATGGCGACACGACCTTCAATCCCAATGGGACGACAAGGGCAGGCTTCCTGGAGTTCGCCTCGACGGCTGCGCAGGCAGCCACTGGCAACACGGTTCACAACCTCGACAAGACGACCACGCCCGGCTGGGTCAATCAGTACGAGACCATCAGTTCCTTCTCTGTCAATGGTCGCTCCCAGATGCGGAAGGCGTTCTTCGCCGCCAATCGTCAGGGCGCCAAGATGTCGGGTGATGTTGACCTTATGATTGGTGACGAGCTCTCGTACCTGAACTACATCGAAGACCTCGATGAGCAGATTCAGGTCACGACCATCAAGAACGACACTGCTCCTGCGAATGTTCGCCAGGGCATGAAGTTCCTGACGGCGAACTTCTTCCTCGACGACAGCATCGACATCACCGATGCCGCGTTCACCACGCCTGACGCTCGGCGCGGTGTCATCTACATGCTCAAGACGAGCCTCTGGCACGCGTACACTCTGGGGCACGACGCGTCCCAGGAGACGAAGGGTGACTTTGCCGTTCGCGGTCCGTTCCGTATCCCGGAGCAGGACCTGTTCCGCTACGAGATCGTTCTCAACATGGGCATGCACACCAACCAGCTTCGGGGCAACGCTGTTGTCACCGGTGGCGCGACCCCGTAAGGAGACATCATGTCTAAATCAGCAATGGGGATCGCCATCACGACGGTCTCCACTACAGCAGATCTTCCTCTCGGCTTCATTCACTGTGAGCCGGCTACTGCAGCGGACACCGATGCGGATGTTGGCGAGCGCACCTGGATCTACGTCCAGATGACCGCTACCGCCACCGCCGCCGGCGAGGGTGTCATGCGTGCTGCTGGGGCCACCACCTATGTGGTGGTCCAGAGTGACGCTGCACACCCCGCTCGGGTTGTCGGTGTGGCCCAGCATGCCATTCCCCAGGACAGCTTCGGCTTTGTGCTGCGTACAGGGCAGGGCGAGGTTCTGTCAGGCGGAGCTGGCATCAGTGCCGACACGGCAATTGAACCGGCTGCGGCTGGCGGGTTCACGGATGTGAATGTGACCACCGACTCGGCTAGCGGCATCTCCTCGGAGACTGCGGCAGCTGCCGCACTCGCAACCGCAGTGGTTGACTGCCGAGGATAGTCAGTGAATCGTGGTGAGATCCGAGCCGCCATCTTCGCGCAGGCGGATTGGGAACCCAATCCGTCTAGCGCAGAGGTGACTCGCACCAACGACTTCATCAATAGGGCTGCCGACC